TTGCTTGTGCGATTGCCATTACAGTCTCCCGATAGCTTTTGCCAGTTCCAATTGACCAGCCTCACGAACTTTGTCGCAAATACTAGCACGTTCTTCTTTCCTCGCCAACTCTATATAGTATTGTGCAAGATTCCTTACCCTATCTCTAAATGCTTCTGCTTGCAAGCGGATAGGCTCCGGAGCTTCATTTGAAATATAAATTAGTTTAGTAGCAAGCATATCTGCTATTTGGTCATTAGATAAACCACCTTTATCTGATGTTACAACACTAACCGCACCAACACTTCCTGCTCCTAAATCAAACATTATCATGTCTCCCAAATATAATTGGATCATTATCAATTGGCTCTGGTGGTTTTATTTCAGATTGTTTTGTTATTAACAAACCACCATTTTGCACAGTTTGCACTAAAGGGTCGTCCAACCTATGATAGCCATACAATTTTTCATCATCTGGAACATTTGTGTCCAATAAACTAGATCTGTGTGCAACCTCTAATTTTATACCTTTTGTAGCGGCTATAGCACACCAAAACTCCACACAGGCTCTACCTGACTCAGCCATGCTCACATTTTTATAAGTGTAATCAATGCCATACAAACTAATTTGTTTGACTTTTTTCCATATTGCATACGCCACCGCGTAGGCAACTGTGTTATTGAAATAACAATAGCCGAGCTCTAGGGCTATTTCTTTTAAAGGAAAAAGCTCTAAGTGCTTTACCCTTTTATCTAATTGACATGTTAAAATAGGTTTTTTATTTGTTTTAAGAAATTGACGGGCTACTCCCGTTTGAGTCCCTGCATTATCTGTATCTAAAAATCTAGACACAGGATCCATCATAAATGTTTTATCTACATGAATGATTGCGCCTATGCAATTTATTCCCCAAACCTCATCAAACTCTTGTGACGCTACCCTTGCGGCTATGTAATCTGCATAGCTCCCACCTAACCCTACTATAGCTACCTTCATGTTCTTGCCCGATCGGGTAGTCCTCTTCTATAAGCATCGGAATTTTCACGAGCTTCAGCAAGGTCTTTTACTCTACTAATTGCCTCTCCAAATCTGCCGTTATACAGATTCATCATATCTTGTTCACCTTTCATATAGGTGTATGCTTCAAATAAACTGCCGTACAACATCGCGTTTGGTGCATTTTCACTAAGCCATGTAAGAGTAGTATCAGCAGAGGTAGAGACCACAACTCCTGTAGCACCACTTGTGCCACCTGTTACAGTTTCTCCAACAGTGAACGTTCCTGTGGGGATAATAACAACAAATTGTGTAGCTGAAGTAATTGAGCTGATAGTAGTGCTTTCTGCACTTGTGCCACCTGTTATAGTCTCTCCGGAAACAAAAGTGCCGCTCACACTACTAACAGTGAGTGTAAATTTACTATCTGCTAAACTAACAGGTCTATAATAATAATGAAGCTCTGAAGAAAAATTAGCATTGGGTGTTGGAGCAATTAAAAAATTGTTTACATCATATGCTGCATAGTATTTAGGAACACCTGTTACCGTGCTATCAGGATAAGATTCTTGTAGAAAGTTTACATCTTTTTGTAAGAGAAATACTTTAGAACCAGAGTTTTCAATGGACATACTAAAAGAAGCTAAATAATCAGTAGGTGTTGCCATAAATTGATTACCGGAAGTCATTACTCCAGAAACATTTTTACGAAAAAATTCTAAATCAACAGTTGAAAAAATACGTTGTTCAGTTGATTTAATAAATCTATCTAAATTAGAAACAAAACTGGTTTCATTATTATCCGTATAATCTTGTATAGATGATTTTAATTGTGTGTATGTATAACTCATGGTGTGTTTGCCTGACCGCCCATGCCGCTATGGTTCGTACAATAGTAATACAACGTCGGAGCTCCGGAAGCTACTGTTATTTGAGTATACGCTCCAGAAGATCCAGGAGTGCCATTAGTAGTAACACCTGTTGTGTACTGGGAACCACCTCCGTGTGTGCCATTTGAGGTGGTAGAAAAACGTAAGGGATGACCAGAATTAGTGCTATCCGATTGATCAAACCTATAAGTATTACCTTCTGTAAGATTAACAGTATCTTGCCTTACCCCACCAATATAAAAATAGTTAGAACCATAGTAGCTTTGCACTGTAACCGTGTATGTCGTTATTGAGGTTCCTGTACCTGAAGCAGTAACCGTTCCTATAACACCTGTACCAGAAACACCTGTAATAGTTGAAGTTACAGGTGTGGTCACATTACCACCAAAAGAGACTGTTCCTACTTGGCCTATAATGGATGGTAGGTTTGGCTCTTTTGTAAAAGTATCATCATTAGTAACAGGGAAAGTAACAGTAAGATTTGTAATCTCAGAAACATCAGGTCTAGGTTTATATAATGCCTCTGCATCTGCCCCTGTTTGGGTGGGCTCTAATTGTCTTGCTTTGGGCTCATAACACTCAGGACATACTTTTAAATTATTCCACTCTTCGCGCAAATCGAGGTAAGGATATCTAAAACCACATCTATCACATATTCCGTAAGAGTATTTGCCAACCGCATAAGCCATCAGCCAAACCCATAGTAATCTCTTCTAGGAACTAAACTAAGATTAGCTCTATCTACATCTTCATAAGCTGCGCGAGCAAATTCTTCTTCGTACACTGCTTTTAGAATTTGTATTCTATCGGGAGCTTTTTTCATAGCAAGATAGTAAGCTAATCCCGCAGCTAAACAAGGGTAAAACCTAAAAGGAACATCTAAAGTATTTATAGAAGAATCAGCATCTTCAATACGAGTCAACCTATCGTATACCAAGGTATACGCTTTATCAGGGGTAGGCCATAACCTGATTTGTGGAGTTATTTGCCTATCCACATACCATTGGCTCGGCCGTGCCTCTGTGTTTTTGCTAGGAATATTTATAAAAGTATCCCTACTAACACGAGTTATTTGAGTGTCAGATTGTTCGGTTCCTGTCCCTGTTCTTATAACAGCACTCAAAATATCAATAGTATCTGCAGGAAGAGAATAAGTAGCAGTGCTCGCTGTTATGGAAAGAGTGCTTTGCTCTATAGTCCACCTATTTAAACCTCTATTTGCCCAATCTGCAAACATAAGGTTTAAAGATCTATTAGCTGTTTTTACATCATAACCTGTTCGTACCTCTAAGCCACACCGCTCAAAAGCCTCCTCAATGTAATCATTTACATCAAGCTCAAAATTGGTTGACCCAGAAGTAGCCATTAGCTATACGGACCTTTGATGATTTTAGGATTAGTGTTTTTACGAACACCGCCTTTAGCCATACCACCACCAGACATTTTTAAAGGTTTTTTGACCATACCGCCTTTAGCCATTTTCTTCATGTCTTTTTTGACCATACCGCCTTTAGCCATTTTCTTCATGTCTTTTTTGACCATACCGCCTTTAGCCATCTTGGTCTTTTTTACCATGCCGCCCTTTGCGTACATTTTCTTTTTCATCTTTTTCGCCATTTTCTTCATCCTCTTCTGCGTAAAGATTATCAAAGATCCGATTTACATCCATTGTATAGTCTAAATCAGATTTTGAATAGTGAATGTGTTGTGAAGGTTTAAACTTAGGAGCACCCTCACCTGTTACATACCAAGCAGGATGTGTAACCCTTACACGATTATTAGGCAAAGCCACAATATTGCCTGTCCATTTACCAGCATCAAGCAACTCTAACACATGGCTTTGTTTGTGTTGAGCTGGATCATCTGCTACCTCGCTATCTGTATAGTCAACAGTGAAAAAATATTTAGCTGGATAAAATTCACCTTCTATTTTAGCAAGCCAAGGACACGGCTGTGCTCTGTTTAAACTGTATACAGAGTGTGTGTGAGACATACAATCCCAAGGCTGTGCTTGGTATACATCCATCGGCTCAGGCCAGCCCTCAAACGCTGTATCACCGACTAAAGCTGTTATTGGCATCCTTGCCCACATAGCACCACCATGAACGTTTTCTTCACCAGTTATATCGCTTTCACAACCTGTGAATAAAACTTGGAAACTCAAGCATCTATTTGGCATAGTCGTTACGGCTATTGCCATTGCATGAAGGAACTCTCCATGGAAGTCTTCGTGGTTGCAAGTATACTCCCTCCTTACCCAACATTTGAAGTAAGGGACGTTACTTGTTAAAAAACTCATTTTTTCTTTTTAGCCTCCTTTTTGGGCTTTTTACCTTTGCCAAAAATATGTGCGTCTACTTTGGCTGCTTTGCCACCAGTCAAGACACTATTTACCCTAGCCATTGCCCACTGACTAGGTGTTGCTCCAGGACGATGTCCTGTTCTGTATGCTGCCAGACCTTTGTTGTAAACTCTTGCAAGTTGTCCAGCCGTAACTTTTTTACCTTTTTTGCGAGCCGCTTCAGCCTTTTTTGCGAGCGACTTTTTTGTTCCCGCGCTTAGTGCCATTAGATTTTCCTTTTGTTTTAGCCGCAGTAATAATATCCGCACGAGTAATCTTGTTTCGTGGCGGTGCAAAAGCCGCTAACTTTTTTTGCTTTGCAGATAATTTTTTTGCCATAACTATTTCTTTTTACCTCCAAACATCTTACGGAACTTTTTGGTATGCACAGATTCTTTTGTTTTCCTTCTAGCTCCTGACTTATTAGTATCACTTGGGAAATCATAAGCTGAAGGATCCTTTGATGATTTACGAGCATTACGTTGTATTTCTTTACGACGTTTAGCTTTATCTTCTGAACTTAAACCAGCTAAGTATTTAGCTGGTATTTTACGTTTTTTCTTTTTCTTACGGCTCGCAGGGGCTTTTTTAATCTGTTTAGCCATATTACCACGAGTCATTGCCATTACATTAATCTTGGCACAGCCGCAGCCGCTATAATCAACACTGCTATGCCCCACAATCTCATATCTAATTTATCAAGTTGTTTTTGTATCTGGGCATATCGCTCACTGCAATCTGCCTCATGTTTTTCCAACAACTTCAGTACATCATCTGCTTTCATTACCATGCCTTACATGACCAATACCGCGCACTGAATTTATCTTTAGCACTAGCGCAATTATGTCTAGCTCTAAAAGATTTACGCCTTGCTGGTTGGTCTTTTTTAATACTCATATTTGGGTCACCAAATCGCACCAGTTTAATTTGACTTCCTTTTTTAGCTAACACCGCAGATTTCTTTTTAGCTCCTGGAGTACGTTTAGGTTTGTTATATCCAGGGAACGTCTCCCCCCGATAAGTTAACTTACCAGAGGGAGTGCGTTTTACATCTTTAGTGGTAGCCATTATACGTATTCCTTACGGACTTGTAATATAATGGTATAACTGTCTGCAGAGGTATGGCCTACAGTTGTGAACAAAATATCACCTGTTTTGCCACTGCCAGCATTATTAGTTATCCCACCAAAAGAGCTATAGTCAAAGTAACCACTATCTGTGTCGGGCAGTTCTATAGCTAATACATTACTTGAAGCATCAAAGAATATTTGAACCTTCATTCCATTTGTAATGTACCATATTTTTTCTATAGAGCATCCTGTGCAAGTTTGTTTATTGCCACTAACCGACAAAGAGCTAACGTCTACTTTTGCTACGGCACTTTCGCCAGAACCATCGGAGATGTTTGTAAACTTTAATACAGCAGTGCGCTCACCGTCTATTAAAGTTTGTGAAGTGACTGCATCAGCCATAACATTCTCCTATTAGTAAACGGAGTATTCTATCTCAAGAGTAGCCCGAAAAGCTGTAAGTGCTGTATCACAAGCAGCTCCAGCACACATATACAAATGCTTACTTGCAATCGCTGCATTGATATTAGGTTCAAACACGTGATAAGTGCCAGCAGTAGCATCCAAATCAATATCAATCTCAGTTACAGAATCTGTAGCTGAAATCCGTGGGTTGAACGAAGCCACACCAGCACCTACAATTTCTGTACCAGATGATATTGCTGCGTTTGTGGCTGTTCCAGAAGTTGCACTTAATTGTAGATTGGCAACAGATTGTGCATCACTTGCAGCAGCAGTTGTAATTCCAATCACTACTTTGTGAATAAAAAACTTACTAGCTGTCACCAGATCATCGGGGTGATCTGTATTTAGCTCACCTAGTTCTACAAGAACATCATCATCAGCATAAGTAACACTAGCCGCATTTGTATCAGCTAAACTTACAGCAAATGTTTGAATTTTACGAGTGCCTAATGAAATTAGCTGCCCTGTGGAATTAACAGAAAAACCAGTTTCTGTAATAGCACCAGTAGTTGAGCTCTCATTAATTACTTTGAAACCGTTCTTAGAACGGACTGCACCTGAAAAGGTAGTTGTAGCCATTTCAATCTCCTGTCTTGGCTAAAGTCAGCCCCCATTGGGCTGTCAGGGTAGAAAAACTATAAACAAAAAAAGGGCGGCTCGCAAGCCGCCCTCTTGAATATTTTGTGTTACGCTCCAGGAGAGCCAAATACACAACGAGGGTCAGAAACGCCGAAGCTATAACGCTCACGAGCTTTGTACCGCACGTTACCTGTATCAAAATCGCCTTCCATAGCAGTCTGCATCGGTGTACGAACAAAATGCTTGAAGCCATTTGGTGCATCCGTTTTAATGAAAAACGCATCTGTATCGGTTAGGAAGTGGTTGACCACATAACCTTCAGGAAGCATTCCCATATTACGGACTGCGTTGATATCATTATCTGCTGTTCCTACACGCAGATTAGTAGCCATCAACCGCTCTGCCACAAATTGCAACGCTGGTGGGATAATCATCTTCATACCGCGAAGCGCAATTTTCAAACCGCGTTCATCGATAAAAGCTGAAATATCAATCAGTGATTGCTCAAGTGACGTTTCATTCAAGTCAGCCGCAGTTGTCAACTCATTACGGAAGTTGCCACCAGCAGTGGTTGGATGATCTGTTGCACACAATTCTTTACCATCACCAAGTGTAAAGCTAGAATCAAAAGCGTTATTCAGCGTAGCTGCTGCTTTGACCTGCTTTGTATTAGCCATGGAACGAGCCAATGCACGAGTATAACGAGAGCTGAGCTTGTCGTAGAGGTTATCCTCAACGGCTTCTTCAGTAATCGAAAACGCAAGTGCGATTGTTTCATGTGTGTAACGAGCAGTAAATGCTTCATTAGCAATATCAAACGATACCGCAGCACCTTCTTGTTTGATGGGTGCAGCACCGAAGCCAGCGAGCATTACCTCTTCTTCGAACGCACGATCTGAATTTTCTGAGTCATAAATCTCAGCATGTTCATTCTCGTAACGGTCATACTCCATACCAAACAGAGCGTTTAGTCCAGGCTCTAGTTCTTTAAGGAGTTGGGATCTTGCAATAGCCATATCTAATTACTCCTTATAGACCAGTGGTTGCAGTATGGAATGGGAGGTTCAATTTAACAAGTAGAGTAACACCAGCAGATGCTACATCAATCTCATCAAAAGGATCCTTAATTCCCACGATACGGAAGTTATCCGTTGCGGTAGTTGCGCCAGCACTTGCCACAGAAATTTCACCGATAGAAATACCAGTTGAACCGTTCTGTGAACCGAAGCCTGTTCCCTCTGCATTAGAGTGAATCAGCGCGGTCGCTGTAGCAATATTAGTCAACGAAGCATCAGCTTTAATTTCATAAACTTGGTGAGGGTTATCATAAACGAATACTCTCGCCTCGCTATTTGATTTTAAAGAAGATGTTCCTGGATAGTTATTGGTGAAAACAGTTTCACCATCTGTATTTACAAACTGACATCCAGCCATAACGCCTAGGATAGCAACACTACCACCATCTGCCGCACTTACATCTACAAGTCCATTAGTAAGCGGGATTACCATATCACCCTGAAAAATTGAGGATGAAGATCCTGCTGTTCCATTTACTTGTACGAGATAAGACGTCAAACCTGTGGAGTTCGCTGCGCCACCTAGAAGATTGTATGGACGCAAGCCAAATGGGGCATCAAGATTTGTACCAGCCATTATCTAGTCCTCTTCTAATTATCGGAGCCACCTTTAGCCCCGAAGGTTACACGGGATTGCCGATCATTATGTATCGGCATCGAACTATGTTGTTCCCTCATAAGGTCATTATCCACAGCGTCCATTTGATCTGCCGTTTTTTCACGATAAAATCTATCACGCTCCGTCTTTGACTCTATAGGGAATCTTGCTAATATAAGTCCCCCAACTCCGATTACTCCAGCATGTTTACCATCTTGAATGGTAGGAGCAGCAAAATCAGGATACTCATCGGCGCGAACTAATTCAAAGCCTTCGCGTAAGCGAGCTGAAAGATTCTTATTATCATCATAACCCATTACTGATTCACGGATCCAACGATGTACATATCCTTCAGGCGGGGGTGGTGCGTCTAATGAAGACGGAGGAGTCCAAGGTTTACGGCGAGTTTCTTTTTCTCGAGTGGCAGTATTGCGTGCGGTACGATCCATGATCTTATCCTTCACGATTGTAAGCGAGCTAGTTGCTTCGCATATTGTTCATAAGATACACCTAATTTATCTGCGATTGCAACCTGAGAAGGTGTTAATTTGATTTTTTTATTCGCAGTTTTGCCTGATGATCTTGATGCACCAGCTACAGGAGCACGAGTATTTGATCTGCTTGCCTGTTGAAATTTATGGGGAAATTCATCACGCATACGTTTATCTAGCTCATCATAATACTCATCAGAGGTAGGATCAAAATATTCTTCCTCTATGAGTCTTTTATGTATGCTAAATGCTGTAAGCGTCATAGGCTCATCTTGCCCGAACCAAGTATTACGTTCTGCCCATGATCTAGCTTTAGGATCGGGCTGATTGTTTTGTTGTTGCGGTGCTGCCTGTGGCTGTTCTTGCGGAGCTGCTTTACGTTGCTCTAACTGTTGTTTAGCTACATTCAAACGCTCCGTCTCTATAGCTAATTTGGCAATAGCTTTTTGTGCATCTATTTGTGCATCAACATCACCAACATTTATAGCTTCACTGAGCTTCTTTTTGAGCACATCTTCTTGTGATGTAACTCTTTGATCATACTCACTTATGTACGATTCATCAATTTGAGAACTGCGTTTTTGAAGCTCTTCATTTTGCACTTGAACAGATCTAGCATACTCTGTAGCTGCTTTTTCACGTCGCTCAGCTTCACGCATTTTGTAGGTGAGCTTTTCGATACGCTTTTTGACTTTGTCGCTGTAACCTTCAAGGTCTTCGTCTGAGGCTTCTTCGCTCGCACCGACTTGTTCTGTGTTTTCTTCTTCGGCAGTTTCTTGACTGATTTCTTGGTTTTCTTCTGTGTCATTTTCCAATTCCACTTCTACAACATCATCTTCGACTTTTTTTGCTTCAGGCATAAGATCACTCCTATGTGTGGATTATATCTTCAGGATTACTAATTGTGGCAAGTATTTCATCATCGTTTAGCAAACGCACCTCACCACCATCTATTTTAAATCTGCTACCAGCATAACGACCAAAAATTACCCAATCACCTTCTTTACACCATGGACCAGTATCCCCAAACTTATCGAGGTCTTTATAAGCTAGAGGACCAACTTTGACTACATAACCACAAACAGTAGCTAATGCTTCACGGTCTACATGTTGGTCAGGTAAGTATACACCTCCTTCAGTTTTACCTTTACCACGGTAAGGTAAAATCAAAATGCGCCAACCCGATGGCTCTGGGAGCTTTTCTTTTGCGCTAATATTATCTGGAGATGTTTCTTTTTTACGAGTTTGTGCAGCGACCTTTGCATATCGCTCTGGAACAAATAGAGTTTTACTCATGTTCTATCCTTTTTAGCAGGAGGTCAAGCTCCTGTTTAATTGTTGCAAGTTCTACAAGCCTAGCTCGCAGTTCCTTGAATGCAGTAATATCATCTACTGAACCATGCAATAATTGTTCAGTAATAATATTTTCTCGTTCAACGATTATATTACGGAGTTTTTCATGGATGTAAAGGGTAGACATCTATGTTTTACGAACTTTCTTTCGTTTTTTAGCAGTTTTAGCTGCATTTCTAAAATCAGCAGCTGATGGTGCGCCTTTTTGTCCAGGCTTACGCATGGGCTTACCACTTGCTCTACGCTTTGCAATATTCCTATATAAACTCATTTTTTAAATCCTTTAATACCTCTAATTCCAAAACTTGCTCCAATAGAAGCATACATTGCCCATTGGAACCACTCAGGTGTGCGGGATAAAGCAGCAAACCCTGCATCTACATATGGTTGCGTAAATGGAATAAAACACATGGCTATGATAATAATAAACAATATTGTCCATGCTTCATCTTTCCAACTATTGTCAGAGGCTTGCGCCATAATCTTTTCCCACCCTGCCTCATGGGTAGCGGCGACTTTCATAACTTCAGCCTCCGCTTCTGCTTTTGCCTGAGCAACACGGCCTTTAGCTTTGGTTTGTTCTATTTTAGATTCCATAAATGACCCAGCTAAATTAGCTATAGGACCAATAAGTGCTTGTATCATCTTGATAGGACTCCTTTGGGTAAAGGCTTACAACTCCAGCCGACTGCCTTATATCCGCGCATATGCACATGTACTCTTTCTGCTAAAACAAAAGCATGGCTCATACAAGATTTTTCTGTATCATGCCATTTTTGTGCTTCTAAAAAAGTACATTGCTCACGCTGTACTGCA